AAGCTCCGGCCGCAATCTCGGGTCTGCATAATTACGGTAAATGTACGATGTACATTTTCGAGGAAGCGCCCGGGATCCCTTACGTCATTTGGAAATACGCAGAGGGTGCGTTCACCGAGCAAGACACTATTAAAATTCATCTCGCTTTCAGTAACTCCGATGACCCCGAGTCCGCGTTCGAGGGTTACATGGAAGACCCGGAGTGGAGTGCTACGCGGATTGATACGCGGACTCTCGATTACATCGATAAAAACCAGATCGAGAAATGGTTGAGAGATTGCGGCGGTGACGAGGACCACGACGACTTCCGAGTGCGCGTGCGAGGGCTGCCACGTAAGTCGAGTCGAGATTCGATTATCAATGCGACCGATGTGGATGCGGCATTGTCTCGAGCCATCGGGTTCGACGCCCGCAGTATCCCGACGGCGGTTCCGCGTGTGCTCACCTGTGACCCGGCATGGACGGGCGGCGACCAGATCAGTATTTGGATTCACGCCGGACATTGGTCAAAGCTGCTCGAGGTGTTTGCTCTCGATAAAGCCATGGGCGACACGCACCAGCGCACTTACGAGCGACTGACCCATTGGGAGCGTGAGTATCGCGCCGACCGGGTGCTTGTCGACCAAGCCGAGGGCTCGGCAGTGTACACACTCGCGGTCAACGAGGGTAAGACTCATTGGGAGCTGATCAGCTTTGCAAATAGCCCCAACGACACCATTGATCCCAAGGACTCGCAGTACGCAAATATGCGGGCGCAGATGTACTACCAGGCCAAGGACCACTTGCAGCAAGGGGCCGTCATCGAGTGCGCGCAGCCGGAGTGGGTGCCGCTTGTGCGCGACCAGCTCTGTTGGACAAAAGGCTCGCGGCATCGGACGAATTTGCGCAAGCTCGCAGAGCCGAAGACCGACATCCGAGATCGCACGGGCAAGTCGCCTGACTTGGCTGACGGATATGTGCTTCGGTTCTCGCGGCGAGTGACCGACCGGCTGCTTGAGAACAGTGAAGGTATCGACTCGTGGGCTGCCGGAACGCACACGATTCCCATTGTCTCGAAAGGTGACCCGTATGCAATCTTGCAGGAGGACGTGAGTGGGCTATATCGTTAAACGCCACACGCCCGAGACTCAGTACACCAATGAGGAGTGGGATTTTTTCCATCGAGTGGGAACGACGCTCAACGAGCGGTACGGCGACAGGTTTCCCCGGTGGGAGGACGTGAGTATTTACCAGCTCGCGAGTCGCGGTTATTTTGCTGTCTGCTACCTCGACGGATGTCCAGTCGGCGTGATGATCGGCTCGCTCGTCGGCGGACTGTTTGATCCGTCGGTGCGCGTGTTGCGTCAAGAGCTGATGTACTCCGAGCGCGGGTTCCGCACCGCGCGGCTGCTGTTGGATGATTTCGTTGACTTCGGGAAGCGTCGCGCAAATCATATTATCGTGACCATCGCCGAGCACTCAAGGCTTCGCGCGGCAAATCTTCAGGCGATGGGGTTCGAGCCGCTGCAAGCAATGTTTCGCATGGAGGTCTGATGTCATCCGATGGTGGCGATCCGATTGATGTCCGGCAGGTCGTCAACGTGGCGACCAATTTCGCGACGCTGGGCCTTGTCGGTATGGACGACAACGGGAATTTCGGAGCGGGTGCAGTTGCTCGAGCGGTCGACGAGGGTGTCGGCGAGTTGACGACTCGTAATCTCCAGCGCCGGGCTCTCAACGAGGCCGAGGACCGCATGGCGGCCGAGCAAGCGGCCAGGGCGCAAGAGATCGCCGACGAGCGGGAGTTTGCCAGACAGCAAGACGTGCGGGCGTCTCAGCAGGTGGCGGCTATCAGGCGCACAGCGCAGTCTCGCCAAGACGCCGTGCTCGGGTTCACAGGCGAGCGGGATTTCCTCGGCTTATGATCAAACTCAATCGGCGCAATCTCGATTATCTACGGTACGAGTCCAAGCGGGACTTTGAAAAGATCAAGCCGACCTTTATTGAGGCCGGTTCGTGGGTCCTTCCGCATCGGATCAAATGGCTGATGAACGACCAAGAGGGTGAGCGGAATAATCGGCACATCGCTGACCCGTATCACTTGCTTGCCATGCGCTCGTGTGTGGCCGGATTTCTTGAGGGTAATACCTCGGCGTCTCGCCCATGGATTCGATACGCCCACCGAGACGAGATGATCAATCGAGACCCTCAAGCACGCACATATCTCGATCGGTTGGCGCGCCTCATTCATGCGGCACTCGCGCGCAGTAACTTCTACGACGGCGCGGGGCAATTTTATTACGACTACATCGGCCTCAATACGGGCGGCGTGTGGATCGATGAGCTGCGAGAGGGTAAACTTTTCTTCCACAACATGATGCCCGGCTCGTTCTACGCCATGAATGACCCGTATGGTGTCGCCAATATCTGCGTGCGCGAGTATTCGCTCACGGTCAAAGCGCTGGTCGAGCGGTTCGGTCGTCGGTCGCGCGGGTCGTGGGATTGGAGCAATTTTTCCAAGCGCGTGCGCAAGATGTACGAGGACGGGGATTATTCTCGGCGCATCGATGTCTGTACGATCGCTATGCCGAATGAGCATCTCGATCCGTCGCAGCCGATGATCGGACTCAATCGTCCGTGGGTCATCGCCAGCTACGAGGCCCCCAACGGTAAAGCCGACTACGCTTCCGACGGAATGAGCGGTCAGTTCGAGGAGAACATCAAAGACGAGGAGCGATACCTTCAGGTGCGCGCTCAGCGCCGCAAACCGTTCGTGGTCGGTCGAACGCAGTCGTCGAATAATTTTCCTTACGGTGAGAAAGGTCCTACGACGGATGTCATTGGTCTCATCAAATCGCTCCAGGTCAAAGCTCTCGGTAAAGACCGCGCTCTTGAGCAGATGGTCAATCCGACGCTGACCGGACCAGGAAGCCTTCGCCGCAATTACATCACCAATGCGGCCGGACAGTACATTCCGCAAGACCTCGTGAGCATGGCGCAGGGGAATAAACTCCAGCGCGTGTTTGAGATCAGCCCGGCAATTCAAGCGGTCGTGCAAGATGTGGGCGACCTGCGAAACATCATTGATAAATTTTATTTCGCCGACTTCTTGCTTTTCTTGAGCATGAATCAAAAGACGCGCACGGCGACGGAAGTCGACGCAATCGTGCGCGAGCAACAACTTGTCATCGGCCCGAATCTTCAAGCGCTTAATTTCACCTTCAACGATCCCATTACCGATTACGTCGCGGATTACGTCATTGATACGGACCGCGACCTCGGCGAGACGCCGGAAGTCCTGGCGGGCGAGCCGCTTCGCACGGAATATATTTCGGTCTTCGCCCAAGCGCAGCGCGCGGCCGATATGCCGAGCATCCGGGAATACTGGCGCTCGATGGTTGAGATCGGCCAGATTCGACCGGAAATTTTCGACAAGGTGAATCTCGATCGTTTGGCCGATCTGTACGAGGACAGATTGTTCTTGCCAGCCGGTGTGAATCGGTCAGAATCGGAAGTCGAAAGAATTCGGCAGCAACGTGCACGACAAGTGCAGATGCAGCAGATGATGAATGAAACTCTCCCGTCGCTCGCGGGTGCCGCAAAAGACGCCGGGATTAAAATTGGAGGTCAACAATGATTCGGTTTCTGTCTCTCTTGTTTGTGACACTTTTTGCGACAACCGCTTTCGGACTCCCGGTCTTCAACAGTTCCGGGCGAGTCGGCGACTTCGATTCGATTTTGTGCAGCACCGGGCTGACGTGTACCGCAAGCAAGAATAAAATTTCGATCAGCTCGAGTCCGTCGCTCACGAGCGCTTTGACCATTTCGGGTGCCGAGGCGACCGATGCCATTTTCACCATGGCCGCCGACGAGTCGGATGACAGCGGTGACGACTGGCAACTGCGATCGGTCGCAAGCGGAAATGCTTTCACGATCTCGAACGATGCTTCGGGCTCGCACGTTGCCAAGCTGACAATCTCCGCAACCGCAGGGAACGTGTCGGGACCCGGCACCGGCACCATGGTCGGTTTCAAGCAGAATCAAGTGGCCGCGAGCGCTACGACTCTCACCGCCGCTCAGTGCGGATCGACGATCATCAACGCGGGCGTAATTGAAGTAGAGTTGCCGGAAGCCAGCACGGTGCTTGGCTGCCGTTACACGTTCATCGTCGGCAACGCTTCGACGTTCACCATCGATCCCGATGCCGCCGATCAAATCATGCTCTTGACCAACGCCGCGGGCGACGCGATTGCCGCCGATGCCGTCGGGGAATCGGTGGTCATCGAAGCGATCTCGGCGAGCGCGTGGGCTCCCGTCGGTGCGGAAAAAGGTACTTGGACGGATGCTAACTAAGACCCCGGACGAAATTCGTCGCCAGATTGAGCATGGTAAATTCCTTGAGGACTTGAGAGAAGTCCTCAAGGATCAAAAAGTGAGAGACGTTTTTAAATATCTTCTCCGCGAGCTTCGCCTCGCTCAATACCCCGAGCTTGGAGCACAAGGCGTTTTTCTTCATGAGGAGCTGGGGTATCTCAAAACAAGCAAAGTAATTTTCGATCATATTTGTGAGGCCGATCCTTATACGGCGGCCATGATTTTTACGATGATCAGGAAGGACGAAAATGAACATCGTCGACAAATTGAAATGGATGAGAAAACAGGACCAATCGCCGAATGACGGCTCACCCGGAGGGAATGGTTCTCAGCCAAAAGCCTCTGAACAGCCGAATAAACCGGCGAACCCTCCGGCGCCTGAAGCGCAAGGGGACGACGGTGATTTCGACGAATACGGATACCGGAAGGCATCCGAGACGCCACCGAAGCAAGAAGGAAAAGGTGACGAGAAACCCCAACAAGATCCGGCCGCAAAACCTCCCGAAAAAGCCGCCGACCCCGGAGGAGTAAAAACGCCGTCTTCGACGGGTTACGGAGAAGTCGATCCTCCCGCCACGCCGCCCGCGACCGGCGACAAACCGGCCGATAAACCCGCGGATCCTCCGGCAACACCACCCGCAGCAAATGACGTGAAAGTCGACGTGACCGGCTTGTCGACGGAAGTCGCGGAGCAGGTCAAAACTTTCGTGAAAACCCACGACCTCAATGAAGCTCAGGCAAAAGCGCTTACCGACTTACGTCGAGCGGAAATCGCTGCTGCCGCTCAGGTCACAAACGAAGCGAAAGCTCAGGCCGAGCGACAAAAGGCCAATTGGAACCAAGAGATGCGAAACGACCCTGAATTTGGTCGAGCCAATTTCAAGGTGAATCTCGATCGAGTCGACAAACTCTTGGAAGAATTTTGCCCCGAGTTGAAAAATCGCTTGACGGAATCAAAGGGGATGCTGCCACCCTACATCATGAAAGGGTTGATGCGCGTCGCTCAGAGTGTCTACGCGACCTCAACGTACAGCGGTGGGCAACCCCCGGCTGGCGAAAAAGAGGAAACGGTTGAAGACAAAAAAGCCAGCGAGCTGCAAACCCTGTATCCGAATTTTTAAACGGAGGTTTTAAATGGCCGCAAAAGGCACCAGTCTTCTCACTCTGGCCGACGTTGCCAAGAGCAAGAACAAGCAGATCGGCAAAGTCGCCGAAGTGCTGTCCCGTCAAGACGGGATGATTCGTGACACCCCCTTCATGGAAATGAACGAGGGAACCAAGCACGTCGAGACGATTCGGTCGGGTCTGCCCGAGGTGTACTACCGCAAGGCCAACCAGCCGATCCCTGCGTCGAAGTCGACCACGGAGGAGCGCACTTACGGTGCCGCGCACTTCGAGTCGAAGTCGCAAATCGACCGCATGGTCGCTGCTCGCGGCGGGCGCGATCGTATCGCCTACAACCGCTGGAACCAAGCCACGGGTCATCTTCAGGCCATGGCACAAGAGCACGCGGACCTGTTGCTCTACGGCTCGCCTGACGACGACACCCGCAAGGTGCCCGGTCTGTCGGACATCTTCTCGACCCTCAGCACGAGTGTCGAGACCTCGAAGCAGATCGTTGATTTCGGCGGCGTCGGCAACGACAACACGTCGATCTGGCTGGTCTACTGGGGTGAAAACTCCGCTTTCGGTGTGTACCCTGCGGGCACCCAAGCGGGTCTGAAGCGCACCGATATGACCCCCTCGCCCGACCAATTCGTCCAAATCCACGGGACGGACGAGAACGGCAATCCTGGAACCTTCTGGGGTTACGAGGAAGATTTCGAGATCGATCACGGCCTGGTGGTCAAAGACTACCGGCAGATCGCGCGCGTCGCGAACATTGACATCTCGGAACTCGCCACGGATCCGACCGATTTGCTCGAGGCCATGATCATCGCCTCGTATAAAATCGACTCGGAAGAGAACGGAACGCCCTTCTGGTACGTCAACAAGACGATCATGGCTTACCTCCACATCGCCGCGCTCAACAAAGTGTCGGCCGGAGGCGGGGTTCGTTATGACAACTACGACGGCAAGAAGGTGCTCATGTTCCTGAACAAGCCGGTTCGCCAAATGGACGCGCTTATGGTGTCCGAGGACGCGATCTCGTAACAATAAATTTTCGGAGGTTTTCATGTCCATGTACGATGTCGAAAATCAACTCTCCGTCGCGCAAGCCTTCACGGGTGCCGCGACGGTTTCGACCCACTCTTACGCGAAGCAGACCGCCGCGCAGGACATCAGCATCGGTCGCCGGATGGCGCTGCTGGTTGTCCCCACGGTGGCGGCGGGCGCGGGCTCGACGCACACGCTGGAGGCCATTCAAGCCGACAACGCTGCGTTGACCACGAACGTCGAGGTTCTGGCCTCGATCAGCCGCACGGCTGCACAGCTCACCAAGGGCTCGCGCCACGAGCTGCCGATTCCGCAAGGGGTCATGACGCGAAAGTACCTTGGCTTCCGCAATAGTTCGACGGGAGGCACGACCACGGTGACGCTCGACGTTTACCTTGTGCCGCAAGATGAAATCTACGAAGATTTCAAAGCGTTCCCGAAGATCAATGAAAGCGAAGCGGAGTACGTCTGATGAACAAACCGAATCCGAATTCGATCCCGGTCCCCGGCGCGCCCAAACCGCCCGTCGGGGATCAGAGCGGCACCGAAGATTTGCAAGCCAAGCTCGAGGCGCTTGAAGCGGAAAACGCCGCTTTGAAAAAAGCCAGCCTCGAAGCCGAGCAAAAGGCGAATCAAAAGGCTTTGAAAAAAGCCGAAGGTGCTTTGGCTGAAATCAAAAAAGCGCGCGGAACCGGCCGGTATTCGCAAGAAGAGCTGGCGCAAATCCGCGCGATCAACAAGCCGTTCAAGGTGAAAGCCTTGGCTAAGGGTTTTGTGCGCCACCAGCGCGTGAAGCCGGGGCAGATTTTCACCTGTGAAAACGGGACGAAATTCAGCCCCTACTGGATGGAAAAGGTTTGAATGTGAAGGAGCAGAAGCGTGTACAGCAAAACCCAAATTTTCAATTTGGCTTTGAACGCGCTTCTGCTTTCTCGTCAGGTCATCGACGCTGACACCGATCGATCCAACGAGGCCGCCAGGTTACGCACAGTCTGGACGGTCGCCTTAAATTCGGCGCTCGCCGAGATGAAACTCGCCGAAACCAAAGAAGCCGTCACGCTCGAGTTGATCGAAGAAAATCCGAACGATCTCTGGAATTACGTTTATCGCTACCCGTCCCATTGCGTGACGTTTTTGCGGATCCGTTCTGAGCTTGTGCGCGACCGTCGCGCGACTCATATTCGTCGGCAGATTGGTCGATACGATGGTGAGAAAGCGGTGTTCACCGACCACGCCGATGCCGTGGCCGAAATCATCACGAATGACATCGACCTGTCTCAGTTGAGCGTTTACGCGGGAACCGCCATTGCAATGTCGCTTGCGTATCATGCCTCTACTCTCATTGTTGGCAAGGGTGCCGCGACGTTGAAGAGAAGCATCAGCGACGAGTACATTCGCAACGTGGCTCTCGCACAAGGCTTTGATGCTCGCGAGAATGAAGAGATCACCGCCGATGTCGAGGAGTCCGGCTGGGCCGCTGCCCGAGTCGGAGAAGATTACTAATGGCCGTCCGAGTTCAAGCAAACTTTGCGTCAGGAGAAATGGATCCTGCGCTTTTCGAGCGCGGCAATCTTGAGCGTTTTCAAAACGGATTGGAAGTCGCGCGCAATTCGATCATTGGTAAGACGGGTCGTTTCATCTCTCGCATGGGTCGCAAAATTTTTATCGCGACCAAGCTCACCAGTCGTCAGGTCAAAATTTATTCGCCGCCTTATAGCAATTACGTCATTGAATGGGGTCATCAGTACGTTCGCATCCATGACGTGAGCAGCGGGACGAGCGGAACGTATTCGGACGACTCTCATGATTTTCTTGAAAGCGACTTGCCGAATATCCGATTTGTTCCGAGTGGGCGGTACGTCTACGTTTTTTGCAAGGGTAAGAAAACAAAGAAGATGGTGGTCGGTCCGCTTAACATGAGTGACCCCTATCTTGATGCGCGTTTCTTGTCAGACGGCGAAAAATTTTATGCGCCTCCTGCGCCGATTGAATCGGATTTTGCGACAGGTGGAACCGGATATGGCGTCGACTACGCTTTCACTTACGTCTTGAACGGACAAGAGTCCGAGGTCGGTCAGTCCATCACGATTTCCATGCTGCCAATCAATGCGGGCGAAAGTAACAACATCGAGATCAATTGCTATACGCAATTGCCGACGGAGGTGCGAGTTTATCGTCGACCTTATGACGGCACTTTTGCCGGAGGATTCGGCTACATTGGATCAACGACCGCGTTCACTTTGAGCGGTTCAAATTACATCGCGAATTTCGTCGATATTGGGCAAGATGCCGATTACACCAACGCGCCTCCTAAGTTGAATTACTCCAACATCGTAAATGCCAACGGGCGCACGGGTATCGTTTATCAGCAGCGCTTGATCACGACCAGAGACGACAATCAGGAAGCGCTTGAAGCGTCTCGCACCGGCTATCAAAATAATTTCTATCGCGATTATCCGCTCAATGCCGACTCCGCGCTGACGTTCAAGGCGGGCGCCAGAGGTAACGCTAAAATCTTTCATCTCATGGATAATGACGGATTGCTGGCGTTCACTTCGCTCGGCATCTACGTTAACCAGGGACCGCTTACGCCAAACAATCTCGCTTTCGACAGGCGCTCAAATCTTGTCGCCGACGAAAAGCTCGAGCCCCTTGATATTCCTGATAGCATCTTGCTCGTCGATCGTCTTACCAATTCGGTCAAATCGCTTTTGTACACTGACGAGGCGAAATCTTATCGCGGCGAAGAAATCAGCATTTTCAGCGCGCATCTGCTGCAAGGTCG